GCCAAGGGTAGGGAGTGCCCCGATTGTGGGGGTTAGACCAACAGACCGCCTGCCCATGTCTCTCGTGCCTGCGGCAGTGCAAGCAATTCGCTGGCCTGCGTTGGTTTGGAGAAAAGACCCTACTGTGCTAGATTACGGGCCTCGTGCGAGGATTCGCCGGAGAAGATGGCAAGGACGCCAATCTGTGCCTGCATTGCGGAGGTCCGAAGCCTAAGAGCCTCGGATTCAAGCCGCGTAAGTTCTGCTCCACTCTCTGCTGCCGCGAATCAACCAGGCCAGCGAAGCCGTGGCCGCCTCTGTGCGAATCCTGCGGAAAGGACACCGGCCAGAAGCGAGGTCGAGGGGGGCGAAGGCGACTGTGCGACGAGTGCAAAAGGCTTCGCAAGGAATCTTCTGCGAAGCCTAGAAAGCCTCCCACAACGCAGAGCAGGAAATGCCCCGTCTGTGAAGTCTCGTTTGATGTTACTTCAAGAAAACCTAACAAGACGTACTGCTCAATACGGTGCGGGTGTTATTCGCCAGCAGCCGTCGAAGTGCGCAGAGCCAGGGCCGAAGCCAGGAAAAAGAAGTACACATGCCTCTGCTGTGGGGTCGTGTTCTCTAAGAGGCGTTACCCTTCCGGTGCTACATCATGCCAAATAAAGTATTGCTCGCGTGAGTGCGCCTTCGAGGCTCGCCGCAGACGACTCCCGCAGGCGATTGATAACCGACGAAGTGGCGGCCTTACCGATATGCTTGCGAAGTGGTTTTTGTCTTGGGGTGACGACGTCTACCCCATCGTCACAAAATGCCAGGACTGCGGTAGCATCATCAAACAGATGAAGGGATGCGAAAAGCCGCCGTGTTCGACGTGCAGTAGTCGCAGGAGGTGCGTTAAATGCGATTGCTGGCTTCCAGTTGGCAGCGTCAAGTACGCTCGAATCTGTGATGTCTGTCTGCCTTCTGTCGAGGAGGAGCGGCGAGCAAGGTTCAAGATTAAGCGCCAGAGGTTAAAGGCCAAGTACGGTCGCAATCACCGGCAGCGGTGCCGCTACTACGGCGCTCCGTACACGCCAATCAAGCTCAAGGACATCTACGAGAGAGACGGCTGGACTTGCCAAATATGCGGAATCGCCCTGAACAGAGAGTGGGATACGAACGACCCAACCAGCCGAACGATCGACCATATCATCCCTGTGTCCCTGGGCGCTGCCAGCCCAGGCCACATCATGTCTAACGTCAGAGCGGCTTGCCATCGGTGCAATAGCCTCAAGTCCAACTCCATTGCTCCGCTTGAGACAAGTACCCTACACTGAGAGACAACTATGTCGAAAGGCCCAGCACCAACTCCGAAGCACATCCTCGCCCTGCGAGGCTCTCGTGAGGCCAAAGGCCGCGAGGAGCTCGGCACTCCGGTGAGCACCCTCCCCGAGCCGCCCGAGTGGATGCGGCCTGCGGCGAAAGAGATGTTCCGTCTGGTGTGCGGCTACACGCAGAGGATGGGAACTCTGGCCGAGAGCGATGCCGAGGTGATCTGCCGGTACGCGATCATCTGGGAACGATGGCGGGAAGCCGAAATGGAACTCGCCAAGCTGGGGTCAGGATACGTCGAGGTCACAGCCCCCGACGGCTCCCTCCGATTCAGCCGGCCGAACAAGTGGCAGGCCCAGAGCAACCACTGCCACGAGCAACTTCGACAGCTCGAAACCGTCCTCGGCCTGACGCCGGCCGACCGTACCCGCCTGGGCTACGGAGCGGTAAAGGTCGATTCCGACCCGACCGACGCATATTTTGGCAAGCAAGCCTGACATTCGTGAGTTTGCGACCTGGCTGCGGCATAGCGAAGGTGATTTCGCTGGACAACCTTTTGTCCTTCAGCCGTGGCAGGATGACTATCTAGGCACACTGTTCAACACGAAGTTGCCGGATGGCCGGCGGCAGTATCAGCGGAGCCTTCTGGCCCTGCCCCGGAAGTCTGGAAAGACCGCCCTCTGCGCTGCGATCGGAGCCTACGAGGGCTTCTTTGGCGACGAAGGCGGCCAGATTCTCATCGCCGCCGGCGACCGCAAGCAGGCCAGCCTGCTGTTCACCGCCTGCTCCCGCTACATCGAGTCCTGCCCCGGCTTGATTCGACGGTGCAAGATATACAAGAACTCCATCGTCGTGCCGCACAATAACAGCACAATTCAGTTCCTTTCCAGCGAGCACAAGGGCAAACACGGGTTCAATCCGAGCGTCTGCATCGTGGACGAATTTCACGTCCAGCCCAACCGAGATTTGATTGACGTTCTGGAATCTGGAATGGGAATGCGATCCGAGCCGCTCGTAATTTACGTTACCACTGCCGGCATGGATCGCATCGGTCCCTGCTATGACGAGTGGCAGCGGGCGATCAAGATTCGCGACGGGATCATCAAAGACCCCACCTTCCTGCCCTGCATCTTCGCTGCCGCCGACGACGCCGACCCGTTCGTCGAGGAGACGTGGAAGTCCGCTTCGCCGAACTACGGCGTCACGATCCGCCAGGACTTCATGGAGCGGGAGGCAGCCCTGGCCCGCGAGAGCGTCTCGCAGGAGATCAAGTTCAGAACCCTGTACTTGAACCAGTGGATCAGCAACGGAGCCAATAAGTTCTTCCGCACTGGCCTGTGGGAGAAGTGCGATGCTCCGCTGCGTCCGACCGAGGGGCGACCCTGCTGGTGCGGGCTCGACTTGTCCAGCACCAGCGACACGACGGCCTTCTGCGCGGTCTGGCCCGATGACGATGGAACCTATGACGTGTTCGCCCATCTCTTCATCCCCGAGGAGAGCGCGAACAGGGACGAGGCACCGTATCGCCAATGGGCCAAAGACGGATTTGTTACACTTACAGAAGGCAACGTGACGGATTATGACGTGGTTCGCGACTACATCCTCTCGTTTTGCGAGAGGAATGTCGTTCGGTCTGTGGCAATTGACCGATGGAATGCGACCCATTTATCGACGCAGCTCACCCACGAAGGGATCGAGGTCAAGCCATACGGACAGGGATACGCCAGCCTCAGTAGCCCGACGAAGATGCTCGAAACCGCCGTGCTGGGGCAGAAGATAAGACACGCCGGAAACCCGCCGCTGGCCCTCCACATCAGCAATATGCAAGTGAAGCAGGACGACGCAGGGAACATAAAACCAACGAAAAGCCAGTCACATTCGACCGCGAGGATCGACGCCGCCGTGGCCTTGATCATGCCCTTTGGCGTTCTTTCGGCCGAGGATCAAGGCCCGAACGAAGAGCCGAATATCCTACTGATCTAGGCACATGAGCGACGAAACGCCGGCCATCGACGACATCGTAGAAGTCCGCTCCAGCATCTCTCGTGTCTTCGAGGAGATGATGGAGCAGCGGCGAACAACCGCCGGCGTCCCGATCAGCCCCGAGGCCAGCCTCCAGTGCAGTGCGATCCTGGCGGCCGTCAAGGTTGTCAGCGAATCGGTCGCCAGCCTGCCCTGCCACGTCTACCAGAAGACTTCGACGGGCAAGCGGATCGCCGATGAGCACCCGCTCTACGAGGTTCTGGCCCATCAGCCCAACGACTGGATGACCAGCTACGAGTGGCGGGAACTCATGCAGTCTTGGCACATGCTCTGGGGCGTGGGCTATAGCCTCATCAGACCTGGACGCCGCGGAGCCGTCACCCAACTCATCCCCCTGCATCCCTCGCGGATGAAGGTCGAGCGGATCAAGAACGGCCGGCTCAGGTTCATGTACCAGGAACCGGATAAGGCGATCCCGACGCCGTATCGGCAGGACGAAATCTTCGCCTACCGTGGCCTCTCGCCCGACGGCGTGAACTGCTACGTCCCGACGACCCTGATGCGAGACGCCATCGCCCTGGCGAGGGCTACGGAACTGCACTCCTCGTCATTCTTCGGCAACGGCGCCAGGGCCGGCACGGTCATCGAGAACGACCAGCCGCTCAAGCCGGAGACTCTCCAGCGGCTTCGGGAGCAGTGGAACGAAATCCATTCCGGCCCGACCAACGCCTACAAAACGGCCGTCCTCCCCCACGGCTCCCACATCAAAGAGCTGTCGGTCAACAACGATTCCAACCGCCTCATCGAAACCAGGCGATATCAGATCGAGGAGGTGGCCCGCGCGATGCGCGTTCCGGCCTACATGATCGGCGACCTGACCAAATCGTCCTACTCGTCGGTCGAGCAGCAGGCGATCGACTTCGTGACGTTCACCCTGGTGCCGCACCTTCGACGATTCGAGGCTGTCTGCCGGCGAGACTTGGTGGTGGACGACGCGAACTACTTTGTTCAGTTCGACGTTTCGGCCCTTCTGGTGGGCGACTTCAGCGCCAGGGCGTCATTCCTCAGGGAAATGTGGAACCTGGGCGTATTCTCGACGAACGAAGTGCGGCAGCAACTGGGGTACAACCCGGTCGACGGCGGCGACAAGCGGTTCGTCCAGGTGAATATGCAGCTCCTGGAGAACTACACGGCCGCGAATCCGACCGCCGCTCCGACCAAGGTTCCCGAGGAACCGGCCATTCCTGCGGACAATACGCAAGAAAAGCCGACCGTCGCTCCGACCGACCAGCCGACCGAGGCCCAGCGCGGGTCCGCTGAAATCGTCTTCACTTCGACGCTTCGACGCCTCGCAGCTATCGAGGCCGACGGCATCCTGGAGCGTCGAAACAAGCCGGCCAAACTAGCGGCCTGGTTCGAGGCCCACGATCAGCGGATGC